CTTCCGATTCATTGTTATTGATTAAGTCATTAGACCCGCCGGTTCTTTGCCACAGCTGGAAGAGTATTGTCCTTTGCTGATCGAAGAAAGCAACCGCTTCCCTATCACCAGCAAACCGCTTAGGTATCATCAATGCTGGTGGTGGATTTACATTAACCGCCATTAGTTACCCGCCAGCCTTAAATCAATAGTTCCCGAATAGATAGAATAATTAACCGGGTCGCTTGTGCTTATTCTAAATATTCTATCGTAAAACACGCCAAGATTAAAAAATTCAACCTGTAATGTAAACTCGCCTAATCGACCAACGCGAGGCCATGAGCCATGCCGCCAAGTTCTGCCGCCATCGTCTGAGTATTCAATCATTATTCGTGGGTTGTCACCTTGCCCATCAATAAGCCCTACGCCTGTCTCCATTATGAATTTAGACTTAGACATTTGAACACGAGAACCTTTACGGCCTAACAAGTCACCATTAACACTATTAGTAACACGCTCCCGCCTGATTGGGTCGCCGTTGTTCGTGTAGGTGTTAAGGTCTAATGTGTACACGCTGCCATTATCAACATCAGATATGTACGTTTTACCGTATACGTCTATGAAGCTGTTGCCCTGGTATCTGTCGCCACTCATACCGCTAGATAATTCAGACCAACCTAGCTGTCCTAAACTCTCGTTTAAAATAAACGTCTTGTTTCCAGTTGGGAAAGTTAAGCAATAAAAATTCTGCCCGCTAATGGTGAAAGCTGATCCTATCGCGTCGCTAGAATCTGAATAGGTCGCTATCTCATCACTGATAGGGTCAGTGCTAACGACTTCTTTTGCACCAGTAGCCGAGCGATAAACACGGTTGTCATCCCCTAACCAATACATAGCTTCATCAGTTCTAACTACTGAGTGAATAGCGCCTAGGCCAACTTGAAAGATACGACCTTGAAGTTTTTCAATGGGTGGATTGCCAACGCCGCTGTTATACCATGCAACTGTTGACCGCTTGCCAAACCTGTAAATGATTTCATCAAATACGAAATCCCTAACCATGTCATCTGGATCGGTTTCTTCGCCGATTGTATTTAACCCGCTGGCAGTAGAGCCGTCGCCCACGTTTGATACCGTGGTAAATCTTGGCTTAGTGTAAAGGAATTGATTGTTTATAAAGTCAACGCTTTGCGAGCCTGCAATATTCGAGTCGGTAACTATTGTGACCGCATTAGTGTCTGTTGAGTACTGATAAACACCTGTAACCGATACAATAAACATATTGATACCGTCATCGGCCATTATGCAACGGTCAACACCCAATATCGTGCCTCTGCGCGTCGCTACGCCGTTATTTGATATTTCATACAAGCTTGTTCCTTTGACTTGATAAAGTATCTCAGCCATTCGGTGAAAGCCTCGATCAATGCCAGTGCCAACAGTGTTAGGTAACAGCCCGCCAAATGGCATCAATACAAATGGCTCTTTTGCTTGCTGTGACGCTTGCGGACGCCAGTTAACCGTTCTTTGGCTAGATAGCGGTCTGCTTCGGCTCTGATATGATGCGCCTGTTATTTGTACAGGTAAGGTTTGAAACTTCATGGGCGTAAACTACTGTTATCAATCTTGACCGCCGGCGCATTACCGTAACGGCCTTTCTTGTCTGCCTTATTCGCGCCTTTGATTGAACTCATAAACCGCGCCCTGTAAACCTGCTGCTGATCGAAGTCTTGAGCGTAAAGCATAGCTTCATATAACGCACCGTTTAGATATACGGCTGGGTTATTGGTGAGTACAGCGTTTGTTTGATTAGCATCGGTTAACGCCGGCTCTCGTCTGTAATATTGTATCTGCAATGTGTACGAGGTATCAGGCGTGATATCAAACTCAATGGTATCACCAACGATGGTGAAGAAATTCGGCCTGCCTGTTCCACCGATACTGTTTAAAGCTTCTGGTGTTACATAGACTAATTGGCCGTTATCAATCGTTAGTCTGGTACTTCTTGAAGACTCGAAATCAGCAGGTAGTGAAATGATTCGGGTTGGCGTGGTTATCTCCGCTGTAACTTCCATAGAGCGTAATTTTAACGGTTCCATGTCATTGTTATACATAGCATCTTCAGCCAGCATGACAAAATCAGGGATTAATGATGCCAAGTCTTCACGATGTGACCATTTAATAACGGCTTTACATAACTCATCGAAATTTGTGATCGCCATTATATGCGCCCCGCTTTAGTTCTTAACCGTGAATAATTGTAATCATTCAACTTGGCTATGAAGAATTTCTTGTTGTTTGCAGACATCGGGTTGGTGTCATGCGCTCCAGATATTTTAAGTTCATTGCGCCACTGCTCAACAACTACCATCGGGATTCTGGCGACATGATGCATGTCACCTTTCCAACCTGTACCGGCATTGTTTCGGTTGTCGGCGTTTAAGTCGATAACACTATCAATGTTTTGACTGGTTTTAACATGAACACGTCCGTTTTTAATATCAACGTGTTCAGTTATGCCAGTGAATTTATCTGTGTCGAGTAGACGCATTTAAACCTCAATAAATTTTGATTTAATCACACCTAATTCGGTCAATCTTTCAAGTTCGTCTGAGTCTTCAACTTGGCATACATCACCTTTGTTACATCGAACTTCATTGATATCGAAATACACACGAGTAAATACATCAACACGTTGCTTTTTTGGCTTTGATACTTTTGGCTTAACTGGGTTCATTTTGGGAGTCTCTTAATGATGTTTGTATAGTTTAACGTTTTGTGGCAATTCAATCAAATAACAAACAAAAAGACCGCAATTAAGCGGCCTTTTATCTGACTATCTAAGTCTATGCTACGGTTAACGCGGCGATTATACCACTTGATTTAGCGTTACACGCTTCAAGTGTATACTCCGCGTTAAGCAATTCACGGTCGAAATCACCAGTTTTTGCAAGCGGTGTCGAAGTGATAGACGATAACTCAGAAAGTTTCCACATGTCAGTCTGCAAAACATACATCATGCTTTGGTCGATATGACGAGCAGGAACAACCTTGAGCGAACCAAAATCAGATACATAGACATCAATTGCCGCTGTAACAGATTTGCTGTCACCATCTACTGTACGTTGAGCGGGGCCACTTGTGCCGCCACCAACAAAAGCAGACATTGCTTGCTTGTTGAATGAGCCAGCTAGGATCAAATCAGGGTCGCCGCCTTCATCCCAACACTGTGCTAAAACATCTTTTAAGAATGCTTCAGTTAATGCGCGTGGCGTACCTTCGGTAATCACGTCAGTACCATCACCAGTTGGAGCGGCACCAGTTGCACCTAAGCTAAGGTTGTCAGCTACATAAGTGGGTAAGCCTGCACATTCGCGCGCGGTAGATGTACCATCACCAGTTACTTTGATTTTGTTAGCAAGTACCGAAAACTCAATATCATTCTTCAATTCCTTACCCATCTTCATAATCTGGTAAGTCATTTCATCGGAACGGCCCGCAGAATCAATTTGACGCTGTGTACGAGATACACTAGGCACTTTGCTAGCAATCTGGGTCAAGTTGCCAAGGCGTACAGTTGGTACGATTGTGGTATCTGTTGCAGCCGCGCCTTCAACTGTGGCGTTATTGGCCGGGGTTGCTAAAGAGTCAGTTTGCCATTCATGATTCACTGCGGTGGCGGTGTTTTTAGCAATAGCAGATAAGAAAGGGGTCGCAGTTGGCGAGATGTTCCAAATCATATCGGCTAAGTCTTCACGGTTACCTACCGCGTCATAAGTACTGAAATCAGCCATTTTAATAGCTCCTAATTAGTTGTTAAGTTGTCGTTTTAAACGAGCCAATTTAACGGCATCATCAACCTTGCCAGATTGTTTAAACTTAGCTTGAGCCACGTCTATTTCAGTCTGCAATGTTGTCTTAGCCTGTTGTCTTGGCTTCGTAATTGGTGGGGCTTTACGCACCTTTTTAGTCATCACATCAGCTTTGCTCTTGCCTTCGTTATATTTAGCGGCATCAAGTAAAGTCTTAAAGTTTCGACTAGTAAAGCCTGATAAATCATCGTTAGTATAACCATTAGCGTCTGCGTATTTCGTCATTACGGCGATATCTGCAGTGGCTTTGGCGGTTGGCTGGCTATTCTCTAACCATCCATCCTGAGATTGGGCAAATGCGCTATATTCTTGCTGAAAATCAGTGCCTTTCTTGCTAGCTAGACCCTTGGAATCTGCAATTAATTTTGCTCGCTTCTGCTTCTTCTCAATATGTTCGATGTATTTTTCTGGCTCATATTCGCGCAAGTCTGCCAGGTCTTCTGCGCTTATGGCTTCTTCACCATTGATCGCCTCAAACTCTGCCAGTGCAACGTCAAGCTGTTGCTGTTTAGCGGCAAACGATTCTTTATCGATATTGAATTGTTTAACTTCTTCAGCGTGTGCTTGCGTTTTGCGCGTATAATCTGACTGCATCATGCTCCCAGACTTCCACTCTTTGATTGTGCTTGCGCTTACTTCTTCACCATCTACATCGTAAAAAAGGTCGTCTGCTTCGTCATCGTTGGTAGCCTGTTCACTAGACTCATGAACAGATTCTTCGGTTTCTATCTCGGTAACTTCCTCGACTTCTTCCGGTGGCGTATCTTCCGACACATTAACAACATCATTAGTTTCTGGCTGCTCAACTGGTGAGTCCGTATCTTGTGATGCTTTAAATTTGGTTACGGCTTCATCTACTGACAAACCCGCTTCTGGCATTTCAAACATTGGTTGATTCCTAATAGGTTGTTCAACGGTTAAATTACATTTCTAATCGGTTTATCCGATTGGGATATCGCTATTGTAGCAGCATTACCTTTTTTTACAATATCCGTGAAGTTTTTCTCGAACTTGTCAAGTATTTGTGATTGCTGCCAAATATTAAGGCGCTGTTCGTCGCTATCTAAATCGGATTTATTAAACTCGTTAAACAAGTCGCCCTTGATTTTGATGAACGCCTCTTGAAATAAAGGGTTATCAAGTAACTCTTGCGCTACTCGTCCGCGCTCTTGTTGTGCTTGCAGTAAGTTCATTTAGTTTCCTTTTTGTTTTGCTCAAACTGTGCGTTTAACTGCCTGTTTGATTCGACTTCGAGCTCAGTTAATCGCATAGCAACCTTGTCGTCTTGTTCTTCAATCTTACGTTGCAAATCCATCATAAACTGGTTCTGTTTACTCTCCAATTCCATAAGCTTAACCTGTGCATCACCTTGAGCTTTGATCAAGCTTGCTTCAGCTTTTATCTTCTCAGACTCAGCTAGTGGGTTCTGCATCATTTGCATTTGCTCTTGAAGCTGGACAACCATCTGATTAAGCTGCTCGTTTTGCGCTTTCAATAACTCGTCGGGTTCTTCTGGGTTATTGAATAGTTCATCAACTCTTGGCAATCCTAAGCCGTCCGTAATGCGTTTAAGCGTGTTATAGATATCAACCTCATCGACCAACACTGACCCTTGAGCTTTAAGCTGTGATTGTATTTGGTAAATGCCCTGTAATGCACCAACTAGCGCCTCGTTATTGCCAGCGCCTAACCCGACTTGTGTTGATACATGATGGTCATACTTCCATTTGGCAGGATTAACCGTCATGGCTTTACCAAGCACATTGAATTCAACATCAGCATCTTGATAACGTGAAGCTATCCAAGCTATGCCCTCAAACAAATCTCTGTAACCTGTCTCAGCATAGTTTCGAGCTATCAACTCAATCTTAGCTGCACCCGACTTTTCAACACCGTCAAACCTAGTTGCTGTTTCTTTAGCTATGGCATCAGCATCGAGCCCTTGCGAGGACATTAACGCGCCGGTTGTATTGGCTCTTGATTGATCAATGTATTGGATAACTTGTAGTGTTTTATCACCTGTGTATTGTGTGACAAGTGGAAAGACTGCATTACCTGGTAGCAGCGTAGTATCGTCATCCATTCTGATAATGCCGTTCTGTCTCATCGTCAACATATCATCAAGGTCAACGTCTGGGTGTACAACGTTACGAGGCGCGTTAGCTTGATAGATGTTATCTAATAGCCCGCGCTTTAACGCTGTCTTCTCAAGCTGTGTTTGGTACGTGACTTCTGCACGACTTCGGCCAATGGCTTTATGTGGCACTGGTATTGCTGATAGTATGGCGTAAGGTCGATGATTGAAGTAATCATTCACCAGTACAGTGTTGCCGCTTATCATGATGTGCCGGTCTTCTGCTATTCCGTCACCGTCAAAGTCAACCTTTGCATACAAGTCGTATATTTGAACTTTCTGAGTAGCCCAACCTGCAACAGAAACATGCCCTACATCACCATCTTGATCTTTGTTTCGTATCTGGTTGATAGTTGAGTTTCTTGTTTCTTCGTCACCGTATGCCGGTAGTAGCTCGATTAGTTTACGCGGGAACCCATCAGCTAACAGCTGACTACGAGTTTTAAAGCATACATCTCCAATGATATCAGCGTCATGTTTACTCGTTGCGTTTTTAGTTATCAAGAATGATTCGGAAGGAATGTTAATAATACTAATATGCTTCTTAACACGGGTAACTCTAAACTTAACATCAAACGTTTGCAGCTCTGTATCTTCTTCCTGCTCGGTTATTTCAACTTTATCGACATCAGCACCGCGCAGACTTTCAATGATTTGCTCAATCTCTTCAGCGTCAACGCCGTTATATTCTACAACTTCAATGTCTTTTGATTCGTCGTAATGGTACTTTACAACTCCGCACTTTTGTATCTCAGCATCTTTAAGCCAATCAATCTGCGTTTTGTATGATTCTGGCTGGTTGCGTACAACCCAGTTTACAAACTTGGTCTTGTCCTCTGCTTCTTGCACTTCATTTTCGTTATCAGTGTTAGCAGTGAACGACATAATATCGCCGCTACCAAGAAACACCCGCGCTAGGCTAGGCATATCAGCCTCGACCACATCGAATATATCTGTTGATACTACGCTTGATTGATCTGGTGATGCTTGAAACTCAAAGTTTTTCTGCCCTAAGTAAGCCGAAAGAAATTTCTCATTTTCACGCATGAATTCGCCAGTGTAAACCGCCGCATCCTCTTTGGCTTGCATAATGACGCTTACTAGTTCACTTTCTGACATCTTTGCCATGTTGAATAATTCCTCTGATGTGTATTTCTGTATTATAATATTTTGATTTACTTAATACAAATAGGCTGATATGCGCAAACTCAATGACTTTAAATGTAAAACAACCGGCCAGACGTTTGAACGTTTTGTGAATGATAACACAAACTCGCTCAAGTGCCTGTGTGGTGCCAATGCTATTAAACAGCTATCAGCGCCCAAATGCTTTAGCAATACAGTAGGTCGTAGCCCTAGCTCTAGGTAATTGGCCTTTGTGTGTACTTCAAAGCTTTGCGCTCTTTCTTGATTGGTGGAACAAACATAGCCATCATTAAACTATCTGCCATGTTAGGCGATTCAATGCCCTTCGACTTCATTTCCTTTTTATTCATAATTTGGATTAGGCCGTTTGGGTTCTCAACGGCTGGTATCCTGCAAACCTCAGC